GTGCCATCTTCTTTCTCCTTGATAGGGAGAATCTTCTCTTCTTTTTCTGACATACTTTTATCCCAAAAGTTATTAATCTACAAACGCTTTTTGACGTTGTGCGTGTGCAAAAGACTTGATCTTACTGATGATCTCACGTGCCTGTACGGTAATAAACACTACAGGTGCGTCGCCATCTTCGGGGTCAATTACCACCCGATCGCCACCCCATTTGATAGAACGTACGATATCACCTTCTTTGCACCATGGGCCTTCGGTCCAATAGCTCAAATCATCAAGGTTACGATACGCCAAGGGTCCTACTTGTCGGACCTTGCAAACGACTTCATTGTATTTAATGGTGTCGCGAGTCTCTTGAACGAGAACAATGCCACCTTTTGAAGTTGTTTTCTCTCTACGGAGTTGGAGTAAAACGCGGTCTCCTACTACTTCAATACCATGATCTATTTCAGGAAATACTTCATCTTCCGTCCGTAAATCTGGATCGTCTTTCATCTTTACATCAAACAATTTTCATTGCTCCTAGATCTTTACAGATCGTCGTCATCCTCTGATAGGATTTGGTTAATAATATCGAGGGCGTCTACTAGCCCCTCGCGTTTGCCCACCATTCTCTGATAAGTTTCAAAGTTGTGGACATTGACGGCCGATGCTATGGCCTGTGTCAATTCTTTGTCAGCGCTTTTCAAGCGCTCAATTAGTTCGGAAATTAAGTCCTTCATATAACCATCTATACAAGAAACTTAAACTTTCCGCCCTAAATTAATAGAAATTACCGCCGCCGATTTCGTTCAGGTTCTTATCTGGACCAACTTTAGAAGGTTTAGCCATCTTAGCTTGCGCTGCGCCAATCTTCCAGTTGTTATCACGATGTGAGCCAGAGTTGCCCTTATCGATGGAGGTTACGCCAGTATCGCCACCAGCGCTTGCGCTAGCAGACGCTGTTTGCTTGTAGGTTTGACGGAAACCTAATTCATCTTTTGCCATTATTGTTCCTCAGTGGGTTGTTGTGGTGGTTGTAAAGCAGTTTGTTGCTGATTTTGTTGCAGTTGTTGTGCATGTTGTTGCGCCGCAAGCTGGGCCTGTGCTTGATACTGTGCATCTTGCTGCGCTTGTTGCTTAACCATGTTCGCTTGGGCTTGGAAGTTCTGTTGCTCAATTGCCAAGCCATGCTGACGGATGTCTGCATTGGACGCATTGATTGCTTCCATAGCTGACAAGTCTTGTTCGTGCTCAAGTTGCATCTGTTGAGCATCCATTTGGGCGTTAGCAGTAATCATAGCAACACGCTCTCTTGCCGCGTTGTTGATGTTAGCCATGGCGATATCAGTTGCGTTGCGCTGGTTATCAATACTGGTCTGTGTTGAGTACTTAGCTTGCAATTCCTGAACTTTTTGCTGCAACTCAGCCACTTTAAGCTGATAAGATTGCTGTGCTTGCTGCATTTCTGACTGAATCTTGGTCTGGAACTCTTGTGTCTTGCGTTGTGTCTCAGCCATTTGAGTTTTAAGCAATACCTGAGCAGTAGGATCGGCATTCATCGCGTTCATCTGCTGAGCTTGTTGCATTTGCTGTACTTTTTGTACCAATTGCTGGATTTGTGGCTGGATTGGCGCAAATAACTGTTGAGAATCCTGCTGAACCAACTGAGCTGCCAATGCTAAGGCTTGTTGCGCCTCAATATCAAGCGCTTTTTCTTCATTTAGCTTAAATGCGTCTTCTCCGTTGGCTGCAGTAGCCACAGTAGCGCGCATAGACTGCAAATAGTGCAGTGTTAAGTGTTGTTTAAGGTGCTCAATAGCGTGTGGTGCAAAAGTTGGCCCAATTAATGGGTTGCCACCGTAGTTTGGATCCTGAGCATAGGCCATGTGAACCTTAATGTGGCTAATATGGTCTTGATCTGGGTAAGCAGCGGCTGGTCGGCCCATAGTCATCGAAACGTTTTCGAGTGCTGGGTTCGATTCTTTAACACCATCTGGGTTAGGCATCACTTCGTTGATAGCTGGAACCTTAAGTTGCTTAAGAATCCGGTTATAAACGGCGTGCATGTCAAACATACCGGGTGGCGCGCTGCTTGCCATCTGTAAAACTGCCTGAGCTTGAGCTAAACGCTGTGTCTCAGAGAAAATATTGGGGTCAGATACTGGACGAATGTCGTTATTTTCAGCAAAGAAGCGAATTTCTACTTCTGTGCCGGACTCATTGTCCATTTCTTCCAAGTACCAGTGGTCAATTCGTGACAGAATTGCCAATGATTTAGCTTGGGCGCGGTGTAAACGTGCGTGAATGCTAGAAAATACCTTAGCACCCTGTTCAATTAACGCCTGAGTTGTACCAACTGGGGTATTAGAGTTAACTTCACCAATTTTTTCTTCGGCAGTTGTTACAACACCCTTAGCTGCGGTGGTTAACCAACCGAGTAAGTTGTATAAAACGCTAGATGGCTGGTTAAATGGCAAGGGCATTGCCAATTTACGGACGTCATCAACGCCGGGAGCGCCTTCAATCTCAATAACTTGAGTTGGTTCTATTCGGTCAGACTGTCCTCCAATGCGGCCACCCTTGAGTTTAAGCATTGTCTGGCTGTTGTTGATATGAGCAGCATCAAGTAAAGCGCGCAAAGACCCGGTAAGAGCAGCAGCAAGGCCACCAATAAGATGAGGGAGTCCAATAGCGTAAGCTCCACGCCAAGGAATAAACTTGAACTCAACATACCAATCCAGTTTTGTAAGTTTTTCATCGCCGTACGCCCAGTTGCGGTAGAGAGCTAGTACTTTTCCGCTAGACTCATCAATAGTTAAAATGTAAGGCGCGCGTTTTCCTTCGGTTTCTGGATCATCATCCAAGCGCTCGTAGCAAGTAATCTCATAAATACGACGTACACCATCGATATTGACAGAAGGAATGCTCTTACCTTCAATCTTATCGTTAGCCATCTGTGACCGAGTTTGTTGCTCGGTGTCAATTTCTGCCGTATAGTTTGCGTTTTCAAGGTCAATGTAAATACCTTGATCAATACGTTGCTGATATGTGTCTTCAGTAATGTCTTGCACCTCAGTAACGCGCTGAGATGTGTAAAAGTTTGTTGTTGAATATGGCAACAACATATTGTCAATTGGAATCCATTCGCAGATTGGACGCTTTTGCTCCATATCAAAGCGCCATTTAAGGTACTGCGAACCACCTAATGGTAGCTGAGTGAGCAACTGCTCCATCTCATCGCGGTACTCTGGCACTTGCTCGGTGAGCTGCCAGTTCATAAACTGCGCTTTTTCATCAGCAATTTTTAAACGCTGACGATCTGCTGGGCCTTTTATTTCAGATTTAACAATTCCATCTGGAGGTAAAAGCTCTCGAGAAGCACTTGCTGCGAAATCCACGCAAGACTCTGCCATAACTGGGTGCACAACCTTACTTGCTCCGTCGAAGGTAGCTCCACCGGGAGCATCTTTACCCAATCCTGTGCGGCGTAATCCATCTTCATACTGTTTATCTCTTTCTTTGCGAGCTTCACGGTCAATGTCAATGTATTCTAAATACTGAGTTGCAAGCGCATACAACACGCCATCATCCAAAGTTTCTGCTAAGTTAGCATAAAACTCCGGACGCTCTAACGGGCTTTTAGTTGGTTTGTAGTTAACAACAACTGAACCGTCATCTAATTCGATAATGTCCTCTTCAACATTATCGTCATCGTCCATACCAAGGTCTTGCTCGATCGCATCTAACTCTTCTTGTTGCTCTTCACCGTCAAGAATATCTCGATTAGCATCTAAGCCGGGCAAATTAGCACCTTGTTGTAACGGGATTTTTGGATTTGCCATAAATTATTCTAAACCTGTTTTACGAGCTAATGGTGACTGTTTATATAATGGCTCGGTTTGAAATTTCATTTTTGTTTGTTGTGGCATTGTATAGTCAGATTGATAATTTGCAACTCCGGATTCTCCGGGAGCAATTTCTAAAGGAGTTCTTCCATGATGTATTGGACGAGACTCTTTTAAGTTTTGATTATACATATTTTGAAGGTTACGTATTTGTTCTTGCTGAGCGTATCCTTTTAATGTATCATCCCCGACTTCTGGTGAATACATTGCAAGTTGGGGGCCAATAGTTAAGGGTGTCCAAGGCAATACCGCGCTAGCAATATCGCCTGCGTTTCCTAATGCTTCGCCATATTTTCCTGCCTTAGCGCTTTGTATTGCTGCTCTTACATCAGGAATTGATGGTGCTAAAACTGCTCCATGTGTTGCAACGCTAGGCGCTCCTTGAACAATAACATGTCCAACTGGGCCAGCCATGTGT